CTCGTGCTGTCACTCGTGCTCGTGCTGGAACAGCTGTTTCCTACGCCAAGGGGGCATGTCCAGTTCATGTACCATGAAACTCCCGAAGCGATCAAAGAGCAAACGACCGCAGCCATAATAATAATAATGATCGTTGATGAACTTCCTGCCATTAGTTTCTACCAAGATTAAAAGATGTCGACCCTAAACTATTGAGAGCCTGGTGAAATTCAGGGTTTTCTAGAACATGTGTGCGAACCATTGGCCATATATTTTGTCTATTTGTAAATGCATCAAGTGTTTCGAATGTGCAGTCATCGTTTTCATCGTAGTTTCGACGATATGGAACTCGGCTCGCCTCCATCTTGTCTTTTTCACTTGTGAACTGTCTCACAATTGACCCATGATCATTTTCATTCATTGGAAGATCAAAAAGGTAAACATGATACACGTTATGAGCAGAGACTCCGTCCTCAATATCCCGTGGTTCTGGTGTATCCGTAATAAATTTAAAATAGGAGTATGACCCCTTCTTTAGATTTATTGTTCCGCGTGTTTCTTCTTCGAGTTCTCGAACCGCACACTGAAGTGGGTTGAAAATCTCGCGTCGGCGACACCCGCCCGTGACAAACGTCCATTCCTTGTATCTTCGGTCTCTCACAACCAAGAAATGTTTCACATCGTTAATCGTACTGACTGGTATTGCCATTGCTTTGTGACGCTCTCGGGTCGTCATTTACTACTATTTCTGGAGCAAAAAATTTGTTTAAATTTCCCCGTCTGGGTTCGTATGTTGCCAAAAACACGAGGCATGCCAAAATTACCCATACTAACCAATGCATTTTAATCTAAGACGCGTAAAGAATTCCGGCAGTTCCACTCTGTATCCGGAGTACATTGTAGTTGACAGCGTACAGGTAAGTGGTGGGGTATTTGACCGGGCACGTCAGACCAAGCACACCGTTCGTGAGTACTGGGGGGGTAACTATCCGGAAAGTGTCTATCCGAGAAAAGTTGAGAGTGCCAGTTGGCTGAAGCTTGGATGTGTCGAGGCAATACGAAATGACTGCAACGTTCGCAGTGATGCTATTGTGCATGTAGCCAAACGGAGTATTGTAATACTGTGGCAGGTCGACCCAGTGGGGAATGCCGCGGGATTCGCCAACATCCACACCGTTGATCTGGGTCTTGAACTGGTAGTTGGATGCGGTAGCTGACCCTAGACCGTTATTGTATATCTGTGAATAGTTGACAACTGGGAATGCAATGAACTTTATTGGTTGTGCCAGTGCAAGCTCCTGTGTGGGGTTGTTTCCAACTACGGCACGCTGTACCTGGGTGACCAAAAGGTCATGAGTGGACTTGGCGAACCAGTCGCGCTCCATCTGGTCAAGATACACAAAGTTCGACCAGCACTGGTACTGGAGTGAACTATATGTAGGGTTGGAATATGATATTGTTCCAAGATTTCCAACAAATGAGATTGTGGTATTGAGAGGAACAACTACTGGTGCCGAAGTTGCCCACCCTACAACAAGAGAAGATGTTGCTGGAGTCCATGAAGTGACCGTTACTGGACCTGGAACAGAAAGACCGATAACGTATTGCCCAACTGCTATAGAGCTTCCTGAAATGCTCGAAACCACCCCGAGCGTGAAAGTTGCGCTCGTTGCTGCCGTGACTGCTGGTACACCGACAACCTGGGCAGATGCAACAGGGACGATGCCAGCAAGAGGTCCGGTAAATGTAGCGCCCGCAATATTACCTGACGCCGCGTTGGAAAACGCAACAACTACGTTAGAAAAATAGCCCTGTCCAGATACAGGGGTAAATGCGTTCGAGAATGACTGGATAACTGCCAGGTTAGAATAGACGTTGGAAGACGTAGGGTTGGCAAGAATCATGCCTGGGAAAATTGGACCAGTCGTCTGTGAAAGAAACAGATTCGCAACGTTTGATGAAAGTACCGTATCGGTAACTACATTTGCAGTTGAGTTTGGTACAATTGAAGAGTTTAGAAGTGGAGAAGTAGTAGAAGTGCCCGTATTCACGTTGATGGCGCTGGTCAAGTATGTAGACCACGTGATGCGAATCTCCACATCGTGATACTGAAGAGCTATCAGTGGAAGGCATACAGACCAGTCCTTGCAGAAGAAGAACTTTAGAGGCAGGAAAGTTGCTTTCTGGTTATTTACCGTTGTGGAATTCAAATTAAGAAGACGCTGTGAAAAGGTCTGGGCGCCAGTGACTGGCTCAATGTCAGTCATGTACTCAATGTCCTGGGTATCTATGACCTGCCCACCGATCAGGAGCTCGAACTTGTCAAATACCTGGGTCCAGTCAAGGTTGGTTATAACAGACCCGTTGGAATCGGTTGCCGTAAAATAGACATAGCTCAGAAGATCACCCTTCTTCTCGAACCGAATTGTAGAAATGCCACCAGCTGCAGGTGCGCCCTGAATAATCTGACGCTCGACTGAGTTGGCATAATGGGTATATTTGCGATAAGTTGACCGATAAAATGAAATCTCAGGTTTGCCGGTCAGCCAAGTATCCTGATCACCAGTTGCAACAAGTTTTACAACGCCTCCGCTCATTTATCATTGGTCGTATATTTTTTTATCAAACAGCCGCAAGGGGTGGCAATGCGACGGGATTTCCTTCAAGGGCCTGGATCGCCGTGTCAAGAGAATGTGGAGATGCGTAAGGATTTTCGTGTCCTTTGCGCTCGTTCAAATCATAGAAACGAGCATCGACATATTGCTGAACACGCCCGCCTGTGGTTGCATTCACTGGGCCGACTGGAAACTGGATGGTTTCTGACCGGAGCTGGGACATGGCACCGACTGCATTAACCGGATCATTGCGAACATTCATCCTTCCTGCATTTCCGGGACGGTCCTCCTTGCAACGAAGGTCACTTGAACGAGTTATAGCTTTATTGGTGTATGCAACCTCACCACCTTCGGCATATGGCTGATATATCTTGTACTGAGCGGGGCCATCAGTCAGTGTATCTTTACGCTCACCTGTCTGCTGACGAATAGTGGAGCGTGCCGTCTTTGAGAAATCTGGGCGGGACTCTGGTTTTGTAATCGCACCACCCTGCCCTTCTCCACGGCTCTGAATTGGTTGATGATAAGCCGTTTTTGATTCTTTTGCCTCGTGACTCACAAGTCCAAGAGGAACAGGCCCGCCTGAAGGGATAAAGTGAGCCGGGGGGCCGTCACGACCCTCGAGTGTAGTTAGCTTTTCTTCATTGATATTTGTGGGGAGAGCACGGAAGAATTGATGGAAACCACCTGCTGCTGCAACATTCGAACCGTACCCAAGTCCTGGGCCAACATTTACCCGTTCAATGGGCTGGAGATTATTCATCTTGTTCGTAATGTACTCGCGCTCGTACAAGTTATAAACGGGTGCGCCATTTGGGTAACGATTTGCATCCATCTTCATATCTTGAAGGTTAGGAACCGCCTCTTTTGGTTTAAGACGCCAGTCACCTACACGGCGACCAAGGTCTGGGTTAGTGTTTCGCAAATCAAAAGCATCTTTCTCGTGATCACGAGCGTTGCTGGCGAGATCAAGGTCGCGACGAGTTATGGATCGAGTGGTTGGCGGCTGAGAAACTGGGTAAACGATTGAGTCTGGGTCCCTTTCGCTTAATTTCTTGCCTGCAAACACAAGACCGACTATGGCTGCAATTGCCAACGGATCCATATATTATAGTAAATTATTTCTTTTGGAAGTATCGCTGATCGAAACGATTATTTTGATCATCTGCAAACGTGCTACGAGGAAGCCACTTGACCCACTGGATGGGAACCTGAGCTGGGTCACAGTAGTTGTTAGGGAAATCATATGGCTGCTCTGTCATATTCTTCCGCCACGATGTTGTCGGCTCGGATATGAGAAAGTTGCTAACCTTGGCGATATCATCGAGTGTAATCTGGGCAGGACCCTGCCAAATATCAGCCTCTAAAGTAATACGGTTCGTATCAAGTGACGGCATTAATATACATAAGGAAAATTACTTGCCAGAGCCTCCATTTCCACCCCGCATCTGTGTCACTTCTGGGAAGTGGAAGTTGAAGTTGTCAGGGTCGCACGCCGTTCCGCCCTGGTCCTTGCACATGGGTGAGAATTTCTTACCAAATGACGCCTCTGCAAACCCTGTCTGGTCCCCTGGGATTGTAGTCACTGGCATAGTGTAAAAATTGCGCTCTGCATCGCGAATACGCTCAAATGGGTGAATCTTACTCCACTGTTGCTGAACTTCCGTACGAACACTCGGATACCATGCAGCTGACGGGCGATCTGGTTCATCCACGTAATCATTCATAAGAACATTCCCCATAGGGTTATCACGGGTCGGAAGTGTCACGTTGGGCTGGAGAATATTTGGCTGCCGACCGCTAGCTAAAGACTGCTTGCCGTCTACAATCATGTTATTCGTCTGAAGATAGTACAAAACACCAAGAACTAAAAGCCCAAGTGCAAATATACGTGTATCCCGCTGTATTAAATAAATTATACAAGTTGCATAGAGAACAAAGCGCGTTGTGGAGAGAACCCGCTCTTTTGCAGTCTGCTTGGAAGTTGGCCAAAAGTCAAGGAGCTTATCTGATCTGAATATTTCCTTGAGATCCATTCCTATACTCTAGCGAGATTTTTTGTTTCCCTTCTTCTTGGGACGGTTCGTCTGGGGGGGTGGCATAAGACCCGCAAGTGGACCACCTCCCATCATCATGCTACTCAGCATACTGTTCATACCTGACATGAGCGATGCTTCACTCATATTTCCATCACCAAGCTTCATATTTTTGGCGCACTTCTCAGCGACCGCCTCAATCTGAGACAGTGCATCGGCGGGAAACATATTCAGAGTCATAGCAATCATGTACAGAGAAGAAAGCCACTGCCAAATAGCCGCCTTGTTAGCATCTGTACATGTTGGTTCGTACCAATGCTTGTGAAGATACAGGTCCTTGGCAAACTCGTTCTCCTCACAGAAAAAACTAGGGTCTTTCGCCATCATCTTTTGGGCGAATGGTCCGATTTGTTTCATAAACGTCTGATATGGCTCTGAGCCCTCGCGAGGCCGAGCCCTTGCCATGATAATTGCAAGATCATCATCCCACACTGAAAGAATATCATCGAGAAACTGACCCATCATGTCATTGAATGCTTTGACAGTTGTCATTGTATTTTACAAGTTGATATATTCCTTAACTAATAAGGTTCAGTCATTCGAGATTCATGCGAGCCATGTGCCTTATTTGTCAAAAAATATACCAGAATTGCGATCAGAAAAGCTGGCTTGAAGTATTCTGAATTTTTAACTTTCGTATCTCCATTCATCTTATTCTTGATGTATATGTACCCAACAGTTATGGCTGCTGCAGCAACTGCTGCGTTAAAAGGCTCCCGTAGTAGCTGATCCATCTTTTATTAACCAATTTTATTTATACGGCTTGGTGTCCCGCGTGGTGCACCAACCGGAGCATCATCAAATAGGTTCTGTTCGCCGGCCGGTGTTCCACCTGGTATATTTGGAGGAGTAAGCGAGTTATTTACTGTAACTGTTGTATCAACACCTTCCGGAGTCTTTCCAAACTCCATTCCTGGAGTGCTCTCTGGCTCCGGCTCAGGCTCCGGCTCCGGCTCTCCATCGAGGTCAGGAGCTTCTTCATCCTCATGGTCTATATCTAGATCCTCACCGGCTGCTGGAAGTGGCAGGTAAGTGTTGAGAATTTCAGCCGTAGGCACAAGTTCCTCAATAACGTCTGCAATTTCTATAGAAAACCTTCTGAATAATTCACTTTTACGAAATTCATCTGTATTATTCTCAGTTATGATGATCGGGTCATCGTACAGATTCCGCGCACAATTTTCGTAGCATCGCTGGACAAAAACATCGTTTGCTGGAAGTTTTATGCATATCTTTTTGGATTTTTTGTCAGTACGAATTGCACTTAGTATCTTGACCTGAATTATGAAAACAGCGGCAAGAAGACTTGGAAATAGTGAATTCGATTTTATAATTGCATCAGTATTCTTGTTTGAAATTGATGAATTCCATGTCTTGACATCACGGAGTAATTCTTGAAAAACCCTGGTCATATTCTTGCCCTGGGAAACCTTCTTGGATTCGAGCCAAATTTCCCAAAATGCTTCAGTCATGACCGGGATCATTGCGTGACAGAGCTTCTTTGTAAAGCGACGCTCGGATTCATTGAGAAGATCCATCGTACTATTATTTACCACTTTTTTGTACCCGAATTTTACCCGCAGCCTTGTGTAAATTCACAAGGCTTGGAAAATATACATCTGGGGCTGTTTCTTCGGGTTCAACCCTGATTTCTACCTTTTTCCATGATACTTTGATGTCAAAAGGGCTCATGAGTGTGACTGTGTACCCGAGGCGCTCGAGCTGGCGACACATGTACATTACAGCTTTGGCCATGTCATATTTTGGAAACCCCATCATGAACTGAGGAACAGTGAGTATAGCATCGGGCTGGCCAAGGTCTGAAGATGTGCGAATTTTACGTGAAAATTGCTCAAGCATTGCCTTGTATGTCTCTTTTTTTACGTCATTTCTCTTTTTTTCCCGAGCCACGATATCTTTGGCTTGCATATCTTAGAAATTGATCTTTTCTAGGTCAACAGAAGCGCGAGTCTGGAGGTCGTTCTTTGAAAGCTGACTCTCGAACGAGTTCGTGAAAGAACTCGCGAGCTGGATCGGAAAAGCATTACTCTTTGATACGGTCAGTGCAGACTGAAGTTGTGCATCGAGTGCAGTCTGTATAGTATCAAAAGATTGATATGAATCTGGAACATAGGCATTCATGTAAGAGACTGGGTCAGTTGTTGCTTCCGTATTTAGTATTGAGACAGTTCCATAGTCATCAACACTCGCCTGTATATCAAATTGCTGACCGAAAAAGTGCCGAGTATTCATGAACATGAGACGCGCTTTATAAATTCCATTTCCTAGAGGGGTAAAATAGAGGGTCTCAAGTGGGACCATATCTTCTTGTGTCGACTGAAACTTTTCAATCACTGCCTGAACAACATTGAGAGGAACAGCCGTACCATCATAGACGAGTGCTGGAGTTGTCGGCTGAAGGGGAGTTTTGGGGGCGGCTTTAATTTGGCTAGAATTCCATATAAAAAAGAATATAATACCCAGGAGCAGGAGAAACACAAACTCTTCTTCCATTAATACTTGGTGCGAAAATATTTCAGACGAAAAAGGTTGTCCTCGATTAATGGCACTTCTCGTGTATTCCGATCGCTGCCAACATTCACACGACATAATGAACTACATAAAATCTCAGCCGGCTCTTATAAATATTGTTCGTTTTCATAATATTGTGACGCACGGGGTTCCTTCCAAGCAAATCACGCGCACGCCAACACTAGTAACTAATGAAGGTAAAATGCACATTGGTCGTGAGGTCAGAAATTGGCTAGAATCCATGATTCCTTCTGAATTTGTGTCATGGGACACAACACCCGATTTCTGTTCAAACCTGGACGGGTCGGCTTGTAACGCTGATATGTTTGAACTCGATCGTTACGGAGAATCTCTTCAGCCGGATTTAACCCCAGAACTTGAAGAAAAAATTGGGAGGTCTGTAACTGACGCACTTGCATCAGTCCAGCAAAGGACTTAAAGCGTAACAAGATATACATACCAATGAAACTAAAAACTATTCAGGCTTCGGCCATGAAATCTGTTTTTGAAGTTCTCAAGGACATTATTAATGATGTAAATGTATATTTCACAAAAGAGGGTGTTAAGATTCTGACACTTGACACTGCTCGAGTCACCCTGGTTCAGATGAATTTACTCGCTGAGAATTTTGAAGAATATGATTGCCCGGAGGAAATCATTGCTGGGCTGAATATGGCCAATGTTCACAAGCTCCTTAAATCAGTAACATCATCTGATACACTGACAATGAGTGCTGAAGGGCGAGATATTATGGAGATTTTGATAGAGAACCCAGACAAGAATTCAGTCACAAACTTCAAGCTAAAATTGCTAGACATTAACGAGGACATGCTCGAGTTTCCAGATATTAAGATGAACGTAGTGACGACTATGCCAAGTATAGACTTTCAGAGATTTGTGCGAGACATGTCAAACCTAGGAAACGAGATGCGAATATGGCGCGATGGCTACGAGCTTGAATTAAGCTGTATCGGAGATTTTGCAGACCAGACAACAATAATAAAGTATCCAGATGCTCCTCGGTGTGATCGTACAGGAGGGGCATTTAGTTTGAAGTACATCAGCTTGTATACAAAGGCGACGAACATGTGTTCAAGTATTCAGATTGTGCAAGATTCTGTAAATGCTGATATGCCTATTATTTTCCGATATACAATTGCAAATTTAGGTGAATTGAAATTCTTTTTAGCTCCAAATATTTCCGAATAAAGTTTTTAAGTTCTATTAAATTAATGGAAGCCAGGTACGATAATAGATTACAGGACTGTAAATCTCAGGATGAAATGGCAGAATATCTTCTTTCATGTTTTTCCATTATAAAGGAATATACAGAGGATGCCGAAGAGACGGAGACTTCGCACCGTGCTCTTGGGGTCGATGTTAAGATGCGCAAGGGAACACAACGCAAGGCAATTTACAAAAAGTATATGAACGAAATTGAAGGAGAATATGAAACTTCAGATTATTCATGTGTTCAGAGATATAACCGGCCATGTGCTGGGTGCGGCGCAATGTTCACAAAGTTTGTAGACGAAATTGTAGCGGATGAAATCTGCAAGGAGTGTGGCAGGGCTGAAGTTTTCCAAGAGGATGCTCTTGGCTTCAAAGAGGAGCAAGAGACTGAGAAACACATTGTATATTCATACAAGCGTGAGAATCATTTCAATGAATGGATAAGCCAGTTTCAGGCAAAGGAGTCTACGAGCGTTCCCGAAGAACTTCTGAACCAACTCCGGGCAGAATTCAAGAAACAGAAGATTAAAGATGTCGGTGAGATTACGCATGAAAAGGTGCGTGGTCTTCTTAAAAAACTCGACAAGAATAAATATTACGAGCACGCGCCTTATATTGCGACGATGCTGAGTGGTATTCAACCGCCGACAATGCCACAAGCGCTCGAGGACAGGCTTCGACTTATGTTTCACAAGATACAGGCACCATTCGAGAAACATAAACCGGCGAACCGAAAGAACTTTTTGAGTTACAGCTATGTTCTTTATAAACTGTGTGAGCTACTAAGCGAAGATAGATACCTGGTATGCTTCCCCCTTTTGAAATCGAAAGAGAAACTATATATTCAGGATGTGATTTGGTTTAAAATTTGTGCCGAGTTGCAATGGCAAGCAATCAAGACAGTCTAACAGTCTATACGGTCGATCGGAGGCTTCGGACGGTGAAACTCCTCAACTTCAGGTGACTCGGAGACTCGATCGGGAAAGTTGATCAGATATCCATGATCGAGACCTAAAAGATCCATATAATTCTTGGTCTGAATTCGGTAAGATTCGTTAATCTTACTTACCGACTTGAGCTCAATGACCGTCTTGCGATCCACGATGAGGTCCGCACGGACGTGGCCAACGTTTTGACCGAGGTAAAATACAGGCACTATGCGTTCGGTTTCGTAGTACAAACCAAAGGTCCGAAGACCGACCTCGAACGCAGCATGATACACGGCCTCGGAATATCCGGGCCCAAGCTTGTTCCAGACATCATTTGCAATTTGCCGGATGCTCATTTAGTAAATATAGGGCACTAGTTTTTATGTAGATTAAGCGATGACAAGAGTCTCTCGAGACTTGGGACGCGTCGGTTCCCTGTTGGAGACGTACTCTTATGAATGGTTTTTTTACGCTTTACAGTCCGAGTAGGTATCGAAGCGCGTACTCTCTTCTTACCCATGTATCGGGCCATAAAGTTTTCATGTTGTCGAACAGCATTCACAACTGAAGAAGGTGGAATATTATATGTCATAGGTTGTGGTATCTTATTATTACCAGTATGCGCATACTTGTTAAATGCTTTCATTGTTCCCGCGTATGTTCCGGGGTCACCCCTGCACCCAAATACAAACAGAATACTTTGAGATTTGACAGTAGGTGCTAGGTTTTTCAATTGCAGCGACTGACCTTTACGATATGCAGGAGGATCGAAGCGACTACCTAGATATCTTAGGCCACACTCCTTGTGATACCAATTCCCCCACTCCGTGGGAGTTTTATCAAACATTTCAAGACCCATGTCCGGGCACGCGCTTCCGGGAGGATAAATGTGTCGTTTCCAGTTCCAAATATTTGCTCTTACAATACCAGGCATATTTTTTGCAGGAAGCCTATCTGCTATAAACTGGCGCATTTTAAAACCGCTATGAAACATTTCCATCATCTTACTGTCCCTGAGAGTTCTTAAAGGAACAAAATATCCTGGGCGGCTTATGAACACTATATAAAGGTTCGGCGGTACATTAAAACTTGAACCGGGAATGAGCGTGCCGTGAGCAGTAACGGTTACTATCTTTCTGTGTTTTGAAAGTTCTTGAAACTGTTCAATACGAGTTTGCGAGTTGTTCATATACTCTTAACCAACTTTTTTATAGGGGTCATGAACATTCCAGACGTCCTGTGCAATACGTTTGATTGACATTTTAAATATAAGCTAGTTTGTCTTTAGTTTGAGTATTTGACGTGCGATTGGTGGAGGGGACTTGCTCACTTTCATCCCAAAAGCTTTTGCAAACTTGCGGCGAGCTTCTAGGTTGGCATTTTTACCCCCACCATGATACCACTTTTCAAGCTTCGCGCCTTCTTTTGCCCA